AGAAACATAATTTAGTACCCATTCAGGATTATAAAAATAATCCATTACATGTAATTAGAAGACCCTCTTTTGTAACTTTTAATAAAGAGGCAATTATTAAAGAAGGATTGAAAGAGAATTATTCATTTCTTGGAGCACTTGCTGCTGGATTACAAGAGTATGACCAAAAGATTAAATATAACTCAAATACAAAATTCTGCTCACAATTTTGTATTTGGGTGTGGGCAAATGGAGGTTATCATCATTTCTCTTCTACAATTCTTAATCCAGCCATGCTTGAAAAAGAAGCAATTAAGAATAACTTAACTGTATTAGAGGTATTTTAATGGATATCACTACTCTAACAAGTACTCCTTATGACTTCATTTACAATAATCTGTCAAGTGAAGAGGGTGTAAAACATATAGCTTATCTTGATACCAGAGGAATTACAACTTGTGGAATTGGACATAATTGTTCAGAAAATCCTACTACAGACATAATTGGAAGAAATGTTAAAGTGGGTCAGAGTATTACCACTTTAGAAATTCAAACTATTTTTAATTATGATATTCAAAAAGTACTTCTACAATTACAAGATTTGTCTTTCTTCAAAAATCTGACAGAAAGTCAGCAATATGTGTTAATATCAATGACTTTCAACATGGGTTATGTTGGACTGATTAAATTTCAACATTTCTTGAATGCTCTTGAGAATAAATGTATACAAACTGCCAAAGATGAACTGAAGAATTCACTCTGGTATAAACAAGTTGGTGATAGAGGTCAGAAATTAGTAAATATGATTTCCCTTTGAAATGCTCACTGGATGATATACCCTGGGTTATTCTTAATGAGATGAAGAATTACTCATTCTCTATGTATGAAAAATATAATATCACTTTAAGTAAAGAGTTATATAGAAATCTTGGACTTGTAGAAAAGGATTTTCATTATCTGAATAATCACTTCACCTATAGAATTGTTGGAGATGAAGGAATTAATATATCTATTACTAGGAATTTTTTATGATTAATAAAATTCTTTTGATACTAATAATGATAATAATAATATCTGGTTGTTCAATTATTCAGCAAGATGTTAGCATTAACCCATTATCTATTCCAGTAGTGGAAGTAATTCATTTTAACTTCAGTTTTCAATCTAAAGATGTATTATATAATATGTATATACTTGATATACTGGTGAAAAAATGAAACTTAACTTTCCTAAAAAAACTAAAGGATTATTCCTTCCTGATTATAGATATTATGTAATGTATGGAGGTAGAGCTTCAGGTAAATCTTGGGCTGCAGCAAGAGCAATTATTATTATGTCACTTCAGTCAAAAATTAGAGTACTTTGTGTAAGGGAAACAATGAGTTCAATCTCTCATTCAGTTCATAAATTACTTAAAGACCAAATTGAAGCAATGAATTTAACAAGTTATTTTGATACAACTAATAATAAAATAACTGCTAAGAATGGTTCTGATTTTATTTTTTCTGGTATTAGAGATGATCCTGCTAAAATTAAATCTACTGAAGGTGTAGATGTTTGCTTTATAGAAGAAGCAGAATCAATTTCTGAAACTTCTTGGCAAATTCTTATTCCCACTATTAGAAAACCAGGTAGTAAGTTCATTATTGTTTTTAACCCTAAAAATAAAAGTGACCCTACTTATCAGAGGTTTGTAATTAATACTCCACCAAAAACTTGGTTACAAAAGATTAATTACAAAGATAATCCATATTGCCCTCAAGAAGCAATAAATGAAGCAAATTACTGTAGATCAATTTCAGAAGATGATTATCAACATATCTGGGAAGGTAATCCCCTTGAATTGTCAGATGCAATTATCTTTAAAGGTAAATTCTCTGTAAAAGAATTTGATTCACCTGATTGGACAGATTTTCTTCATGGTATGGACTTTGGATTTTCTGCAGACCCTACTGCTATGATTAGATGTTATACTAAAGATGGTGATTTGTATATTGATTATGAAGCAGGTGGATATGCATTGGATTACTCAGAATATCCTGATTATATGAACTCAATTCCTACAGGTAATTGGAAATGGTATGCTGATTGTGCATATCCTGGAGTTATTTCAGGTATTCATAATATGGGATATTTTATTGAAGGAGCAAAGAAATGGTCAGGTTCAGTCTCTGATGGAATAGCATATATTAGAAGTTTTAAAAATATATTCATTCACCCAAGATGTGAAAAGACTATAGAAGAATTTCAGAAATATCAATGGAAAGTAGATAAAGTCTCTGGTGATATTCAACCAATTCCATTAGATAAAGATAATCATTATATTGATGCATTAAGATATGCACTTAGTAAATATATTGAGAATAAAGATACTTCACTTGCTATGTGGGAAAAACTTGGGAATTGATAAATAAATAGAATAACTCATAAGGACATAAGAAATGATTAAACCACAAAAACCACTTAGCTCTAAATTAACTAAAAAACAAACTCAGGATATTGTTGACTCATTTCAAAACCTTCCTGCTAATTTAGGTATTGGTACTAATAATTTAATGACTGGTTCAAGATATGCATTGAACCCAATAACCAGAGTAAGATTAGATTTAGAATTAAGGTATAGAGGTTCATGGATTGCAGCTGCTGCAGTTGATTTACCTGCAGAAGATATGACTAGATCAGGAATTAGTTTAACTAATATTCCTTGTGAATTAGCAGATGAACTTCAAGAAGAAATGATTGAATTAAATATATGGGGAACTTTATGTGAAGCTCTTAAATGGAGCAGATTATTTGGTGGTTCACTTCTTTATATTATGATAGATGGACAAGACCCAAGTACTCCTTTGAATATGGATAGTATAGATGTTGGTCAATTCAAGGGATTAATGTCTCTTGATAGATGGCAAGTCTCACCTTCTGTTTCTGATGTAGTAGTTGAACTTGGACCAAATTTTGGTCTACCAAGATATTATGATATTCTTGCAAGTAAAGTACTTTCAAATACTGTTACAAGAGTTCATCACTCAAGAATGATAAGATTTATTGGTATTGATTTACCTTTTCAACAAAGAATAACTGAAATGGGTTGGGGTGAATCTGTACTTGAAAGACTTGATGATAGACTTGTTGCTTTTGACTCAGGCACAATGGGTGCAAGTCAAATGTTATACAAAGCACATTTAAGAACTCTTAAAGTTGGTGGTCTTAGACAATTAACTGCTTCAGGTGGTCAAGCACTAAAAGGTTTGAAAGAACAATTAGCATTTATGAGAATTGCTCAATCTAATGAAGGATTAACTGTACTTGATGCAACTGATGAATTTGATACATATCAATACAATTTTGCAGGATTAAGAGATATTCTTTTAACTCTTGCTGAACAAATATCAGGTTCATTACAAATTCCTATGGTAAGGTTATTTGGTCAAGAACCAGGTGGATTATCTTCTGATGGAGATAGTGCATTACATACTTATTATGATAATTTAAGCAAACAACAAGAATTAAGATTAAGAAGACCAATTGCAAAAATAATTGATTTAACATGTAGAACTTTAACAGGTGAAGGATTACCAAAGGGAAGTAGATTTCATTTTAACTCTTTATGGCAAATGACTGAAACTGAAAGAGCTGATGTTGCAAGTAAAGATACCAGTACTATTATTGCTGCATTAACTGCTCAGTTAATTGATATTCAAACTGCACAAATTGAATTAAGAAATTTAAGTAATATAAATAAAGTATTCAGCAATATTCCTGACCAAGATACTGATAATGGAGCAGATTTAATTAATCTTCTGAATAAAAAACCTGATGATTATAAAGAAGAAGGAAATACAGTAATAACTGGAGCAGATTTAATAGGACTTTCATCTAAGGGAGTAATGAGGTGACACCATTAAGAATTTTTAATAAATATATTCAAGATAGAACTGATATTCAGTCATTAGTAGCAGATTATAATGAACCTGAAGAAATAGAATTAGGTATCATTCTTGAAAATGGTATGTTAGCAGTTGAACAAATATCACCTAATATCAGCACTACTGATGCAGGTTTTTTAATCTGTCAGAATGCTGTAATAGCAAGAACTGGTATATTGAATTATTCAACTCAAGAAATTAATGTTAAACCAAGTATTGATGGAAAAGTTCATGCAATCAGAACTGCTGAAGAAGTATTCAGACCTGAAAGTATAGCATCTTTTGAAGGTGCTCCTGTAACTATTGAACATCCTCCTACTGGTAAAGTAGAAGCTGATACTTGGAAAAGATTTAGTGTTGGTACTGTAATGAATGTTCATCAAGATGGAAATTTATTACTAGCTGATTTAATTATTCATGATCAAAATGCTATAAACACAATTCAAAATAAAGGAATTAAATTTCTTTCATGTGGATATAGTTCAAGATTGATTGATAATGAAGATGGATCAGTTACTCAAACTAATATTAAAGGCAATCATGTTGCAATAACTGATGCACCAAGATCAGGTGAAGTATGCCAAATCACTGATAGTGAAAATTCAAATAAAAATCCTATAAATAAGTTAAACTCAAAGGAAATAAAAATGACCTCAAAATCAAAAATGCAAAAATCATTCTTCTCATGGTTATTTAATGACTCTGATAAAGATGAAGAAAAAGAAATAGAAGATACTGACTCTGAAGATGATTTAAAAGACTCTGCAGAACATGAAGCTGCTGAAGATACTATCTATGCTGATTTAATTAAAAGAATTGCAGCATTAGAAGCAATGAATAAAACTGAAGAAGATAAAGTTACTGACTCTGAAGAAGATAAAGTTACTGACTCTGAAGATGAAGATTTAGAAGATGAAGATGCTGATGGTGAATATGTTAGTAATGACTCATTGAAATCAATTCTTTCAAAAGCAGAAATATTAATACCTGGGATAGAATTAAAAGAAGCAAGTCCAATTGGTTTAAAAAGACAATCATTGGCTCAAGCTATTTTAACTGACAGCACAGTAAAATCTTTGGTTGGAAATTCAGTAAAAGAATTAACACCAAAAGAAGTTGATATTATTTTTGAAAGTGCTGTAAAAATAAAATCAATTCAGAATAATACAATCATTAAACCAACTGTATTAACTGATTCAAAAACTGTTGATATTTTTGCTGCAATGAAAGCAAACTTCAATAAATCAAACTCAAAATAAGGAAAAACACATGTCTGTTCAAAATATATTTGCAATTCAAACTAGATCATTAGGTGCTTTTCCTGGTGATCTAACAAGACCTACTGCTCCATTCATTACAGAAGGTGCTTCTATTCTTTCTACAAGTACTGCTCTTCACTTTGGTGATGCTGTAGTTCTTGATTCAACTTCAGGTAAAGTAAGAGCTTTACTAACAGGTGATACTGCTTCATCTGCTGTATTTGGTATTGTTGTTAGAACTTTCCCAGTTCAATCTGCAACTTATCCTAATCCTTTGATTGGTACAGCTGTTGCTGTTGACCCAAATAACTTAATCACTATTGCAAAAGAAGGTTACATTGCAGTTAATGTTGTTGCTCCTGTTGCTCCTGTTAAAGGTGGAGAAGTTTATGTTCAATATGTAGCTGATACTGTTTCTGGTACTGCAATAGCAATTGGTAATTTCACCACTGCTTCTGATGCAAGTAAAAACTTTCAATTATCAGGTGCTCACTTCACTGGTGGTGTAGATGCTCAAGGCAATTCAGAAATCTACTTCAGATTACCTGCTTAATAATATAAAATAAAATAAGGAAAATAAAATGAATTTACATACATTTGACAAAGTGCTGGTTGATTCTACTGGTGCATTCTTACAGGGTGAACTTGAAGTAATTGATCAAACCCTTCACTTACCTGATGTTGCTACTACTTGGTCTGAAGATATTCTACCAAGAACTGATATCAATTTAGCTGATAGCTGGGCCTCATGGACTAACTCATCTTATGGTAGAGTTGGTGGTTTATCAAGTACTGGTAAATCTTGGGGTGGTAACAGAAGAAATGGTACTCCATCAGTTTCTTTAGATATTCAAAAACAACAACAAGAATTATATGCTTGGGAATTAGAAGTTGATTGGGATATTTTTGAACTTGAAGCTGCTGCAAAATTAGGCAGACCAATTGATTTTCAAAAAGTAACTGCACTAGGTGCATTATGGAATCAAGATGTTGATAATCAAGCTTATTTAGGTGATGGTGACTTAGGAGGTACTGCAAACTCAGTAACTGGTTTATTCAACTCAGATAGTAAATTAGTTGCTAATAACTTGCTTATTGCTGGTACTCCTGCTGCCAATGGATATACTCCTATTGGTAGCTGGTTAACTGCAACTCCTGCTCAAATCTTAGCTGATGTAAGAGCAATGGAAATTAACTTTTACAACTCAACTGGTACTGCAAAAGTTGGTTCTAAATTGCTTATTTCACCAACTATCTTCAGC